GGAGTTGCAGTAAATTGTAGCTCATTAGGTACTCCAAAATTAATATCGTTTGTTGGGCTATCTGGATTGTCTAAATGCCCACCATAGCCATAAGCGGTGTTTGTACTTAATACTGTTGCATCGTTTAAAATATTCCAACTTGCTTTGCCTGTTATTTTTTTAGCCTGTAATATTCTTACCACGCTATCCATTGCATTTTCCTTTGTGTTATTATCAGATACCTTATAGATTGCAGGAAATATTTTATCTGTGCCTGTTTTTTGGTATAAAACACTTGGTGCAAATATTACTTCAACACTTTCTGTATTTTTACTAAAGTCATAAGCAGTATCGTATATCCTATCGCCATAGCTCTCATTATATTTTTTCTTATAATTCTCGTTGTAAAAATCATTATCCTCTTTAAATTTGTAATGGTAATATCTTGCATTTAATTCACTCATTGGCTTTATGCTCAATGGTTTTGCCCTATCTATTTTGTTAGTCCAATCTTCTGCCTCTGCACTCGTTGATGGGTAAAAGTCTATGTATGGTTTTAAAAGTATTTTCTTTTCATCCCAAGTATCATCATATACATACAAATTAAATAACTTACATATACTTAAAAAAAAGTCTCTTTGAAATACCCCTTTTGGTATTGTGTTATTTATTTTAACTGTCTCTGCATAATTTACAGGTATTATATCCGATGTAGTAGTAGAAATATCAAAGCCTGATGAACTCAAACTATTAAATGTAAATGGCTGACTTCCTAATGACCAAGCAACTCGTATTCTAAAAGTATCGTTTGTTAAAATTGTATTTGCACTTATATTGAAATTAGCTTGAAAATAATTACCGGCAAACCCTACTCCCATACTATATGATGCAATAGCTACTCCATTTTTTAATAAGCTCATAGTTGCATTTTCTCCAACTTCCCATTCTCCGTTTACATTGAAATCAATATTAACTACTTTTGTTGAACCTGTATATGTGAATAGCGTATTGCTAGATGTTAAAGTAAAGTTGCCTAAAGTAAATGTGCCAAACTCTAAAAAAAACTCAACCGCAGTACCTGTATATGTTTGGTCTATTGGATAGGCATCTAATTGCAAATTTGTAGAACTTGATAAGAATGCTTGATTATGTGGTATAACTAACCTATTATATAAAGCCAAATCCCCTGCACCTAAATCCAAAGTATATGTGTAATCAGTTCCCTCAAATATCTTTTCAATATATTCAGCTACAAATAAAGCAGGTCTAAATGCTTTAAATTGAAAGTCTTTTTTAGCTACTCCATAAGCCCCTGTGCTTACATTACCATAATCAATCAATGGATAGTAATACCCAGATCCTGCAATACTATCCCAACTTGCTGCAATATTAGCAACATTATAAGTATGGTCGTATGCACTAAAATCTAAATTTTCTAATCTATCATTCCCTAGAGATGTTATAAATCCACCAAGTTCTCCAAAGACCGAGCATTGATACTCTATTGTTTTATTATCTACAACAATTTCAAGGATTCTTAATGTGCCTTTAAATATCTGTACCTTGTCAATAAATATTCTACATTGTGCTGCTTTTGCTGCATTAAAGTTATAGTTAACATTTGGCAAAGTATCATCTGTAAAGTTAGCACTACCCATATCAAAAATGAAGCCAAATATTTTATTATTTGTTGCAGTTCCTGTAATAGATATTGTTTTACTAAAGCTAGTATTTTTACTACCAAAGTCCGTAATGTCATCAATGGTATATGTAAACTCTGTACTAATATCCTGAACTAGATCTAATCTATTATCTTCAATATATATCTCTGTGCTTATCATTATCTAAATTGGCTTGTTGTATATTTACCTACTTCAATTTCAATCTCAAAATTAAATAGCTTGTCGCTTATCTCTAATTTATATTCATAGTTAGTATCGCTTATTACTACCGGGAAATATGCCCCCTGATATTCCATATAACAAATACTACTTGCTACTAACTGCGCTAACCATTCGTAATCCTGTTGGCTAACCCAATCGCTTATTAGCTTATATTTATCTTTGTGCTGAATAGCGTAGTTTAATGTAGTCTCATTGTATTTATTATAAACATCAATGTTGCTCATCGTGTTGCCGCTTAACTGCCAATCGTTCCTTCTATATGATGCCCTTTGAAATTCACTTGACCTTTTATTTACTAATGCAAATTTCATAGTGTCCCAACCGCCTAGCCTATTAAGAAAGTGTAAATTGTACTGCCTGTATTTAGGGTAGCACTTTTGAACAAACTTTAATTTTCTTGATTCAGCCACTCCTAATTTTAAATAGACATTATAGCCATAAGTATTCTCATCAATCAATGTTGAACCTGCCCAATCGTTTATATGAGCTGCCTGTAAATTAAATAGATTCATCTCCCCAGACAAAGTAATATTAGCACTTGCAGTTGATACAACAGATCCGCTATTATTTACTACATCTACAAATGCCTTATAGCTTCCGGCAGTTATCTTTAAATAGGTTGCATAAAAATTATCTCCATATTCAATCGTGATATTCTCATTATCCCTTTCTGTAATCCAATCATCTGTAAAGTTTTCAAGCAAAAGGTTATCGTAATAATTAGATAAAACTAATGGTGTATTGTTATTAGTAAAGAATATATCAGCAAATAATGGTGGGTAATAATTGTAAGCGTTCAATGCCCCTGATGCTAAATTATAATTGCTTATAGATCCACTTGCAGTATTGTACTCCTCGCCTATCTTAATTGTGTAATCAACTTTAATTTTATCATTGGATGAAACTAGGATTGAATTACCACTTGGCTCAAAGTAGTTAGTAACATAAGCCCTAACCACAGGGCTTGAATTATAAATCCCATAGCTACCTTCCGCAGAAGGGGATGGGTATATTTTTGTCCTGCTTACCTGTGCATTGTTTATATAAATATCATATATAAACTTAAATGAAGTCTGACCTACATTTGTAGAACTTGCTACAAACCATAAGTCATCGTGCATACTGCTATATGTCGCAGGGCTACTTTCTATTGTTATTGCCATCTTGTAATTCTTTACCTATTTGTTTAATTTTTATTTCTACATCAAAACCTAATGCAGCGTTCATAATCTTTTGAAAGTCCTCGCCAAATACTTCATCGGCAGCCTTATCAAAGTACCTTGTTGAACTTAATCCTTTTGTGTGAATAGATCTGGCAATGGCATAAGCCAAAGACTTTTTGCCCTCAATAGCTTTTAATTCTACTCCTAGCTTACTATATTTTTTTACTGCAACTGTTTTAAGTTTGTTGTATTTTAACCAACCTTCTACAACTGAAACAGGAATAGATTTTTTTGTACTCTTAAATGAGTAGGGGGTTTTACTATCTGCCTTTTCATTCTTTGTACCCTTTACTCCCTGATTGACATAATCCCAATACTTTGATGCCGGTTCGCTTTTAGGGTAACCCATTGACAAAGTGTATAAAGTACCGAACTGCGTAAACTCAACCCTTATGTCGCTAATGTTCCCAGATGCTATTGATTTGTTTTTATTAAGATTCTCCTTTATTTGTTTTTGGAACTCTGCGCCATATTTAAACAATAATTTTTCAATAACAGGCATACCGGTAGCTCTAAACTTTTCCTCCCCTAATGAAGCTAAAAAGCCATCTGCTATCGCTTTTGCCTGTGCTTGACTAATACTCATAAAACTAAATAGCAAGACCGGATCTAAATACCGCACAAAAAAAACCCCCTCCGTAATGGAAGGGGAAACTATAACTGTCTATGTAACTCCCTATCATAGTCTGCTTTTGCTTTAAGATAGGCTAGGGAATTTAAACTCTCTATTGTGGATCTGTCGTAAACTTCCTCAACTCTAATATTTTCGTGGTCGGCAATAAGTTTGGCTGAATAATGCCATCCAAAATACTGCATAAATTTGTTACCACTTGGTTGCACTGCTCCATTGTCTGCCCTGTCATCATCATCTTGGTTACCAAATAATCCTTTGTAACTTCTATCCAATTTCTGTAAACTTGATAAAAAAAAACCAACGAAAAATATACATCTGTAAAGTTAGCTGCTAACATATCCTCCGCATAATCTTCGTGCATACCGGCATCATACTTATCATCTACCCATCTGCCATACCAAGTGCGCTTCTGTGGCATTACCATTGTCGCGCCTAGTTTATGTAGGTTGGCATATATATCCCCTACAAATGCTTTCGTTTCAACATACCTACCAAATGGCATCTTTGTTATATTATATTC